CACGGCATCGGCCGCGTACGTGCTCCAGGCGGCGGTCGGCACCTTCGCTTGGTCAGCTTCCGAGGCGGTGCTGCTCGCGGCGCGCCGCCTGGTTGTGGCTGCTGGCACGCTGACATCAAGCGGGTCGTCCGCAAACCTGGTTGTGGCGCGTCGAATGACGGGCGGTCCGGGCACCATCGCAGTAAATGGTTCCTTTGCATCGATCCTCGCGGCTCGCAAGTTGACGGCAAACGTCGGCACGTTTGGCCTGTCGGGCACTTCGGCACCGATGATCGCGACGCGTCGCTTCACAGTACAGCCGGGCGCATTTGTTCTTTCGCCCGGTACCGTTCAGATGACGTACTCGCCGGCGCAAGGTCCGGTCGGCCCGACATATGTGCTGGGCGCTACAGGAGCTTCGTTCAGCTTGGGTAGCAATGTCACGCAGCTGAAGTTTAACCGGCGTCTGCAGGCCGCGTCAGGAACCATCGTGTTGGCGGGAAGCGTTGCAAAGCTTCGCGCCGCCAGACGCCTACAGGCAGATAGCGCGAATTACGCAGTTGCTGGCTCTGCGGTAGTGCTGACATACACCGGCAGCGCAGGGCAGATCGATATATCAAAGATCCCGCTGTCACGAATTGTCGTTTTCGAGGGAAGCGGCAGTCGGATGGTTCCGTTTGGAGGCAGCGGCAGTCGGATCGTTCCGTTTGAAGGCAGCGGCAGCCGTGTTGTCCCATTTGAAGGCAGCGGCAGTCGAGTTGTCGTTTTCGAGAGTAGTGGAAGCAAAACAGTGAGGTTCGAATGAGCACAAAAGTGCCGATCAAGATCGGCGATAAGTGGACCGTTGACCGGGACCCTGACGAAAAAAGCCATTACGTCGCCGACGTCACCCAAGAGCTCGCCGATCGGGCGACTACGGCGACCTCGGTCGAGTTGGTGCTGGTGGGCGTTGTTCAGCTGGAGCTGCCGCAAATCCAGTTAGTGACGGTCGACAGCGTTCAGCGTACGTATGTGGTCGCGTTCCTTGGCGGTACCGACTCAGACCCGCCTGAAGGTTGGAAATGGGTCGCCCGTGTCACCTGCGACAACGGCGAACGATTCGATAAAACGACCTGGTTCAACAAGGTGGACCCCTGATGATTAATGTTGCCGATCTACCTGCGGTGCATGTGCAAGCGGCGAGAGCCAAGGCTGAAGATGCGTCTCCGGCCTTGGCCGCTGAACCACCGCAACCGCCATCACAAGGTACGCAGCCAACGGCCAGTTCGAAGCCGACCTTAGCACTTGATAACGGTCGGTACTACGTCGTCGACAGCAAACGATAGCTGCATTGAAAATTGTCTCAGTTTTCCGAGAATTGAGACAAAGCAATCAGCAGAATGATGAGCATGACAACGCCATCTTCTGCGCCGAGCGCGCCCAACGTCAATCGCGGTACCCCGAGCATGCCGGTGATGAACCGGGCAGCTACGTTGGTGCCGACGACCTTCAACGAAGCCGACAATTCCATTGACGTGGTATGGACCACCGGCGCGAGCGTACGCCGCTATGACTGGTGGAACGATACGCCATATGACGAAGAACTCGTCGTCACGCCCGAAGCCTGTGACATGAGCCGCTTCGACGCCGGCACCGTCCAGGTGCTGGATAACCACCAGGTCTACGGCGGCGTCAATTCGATTCTCGGTGTCGCAACGCGCGGCAGTATCGAAAGCGGGGAAGGGCGCGCAACCCTGCGTCTGTCCACCCGTCCGGAGATGGCAGGCATCGTCAACGACATCAAGGCCGGCGTCATCCGTTCTATCAGCTTCGGCTACCGCGTCACCAAGTACGAGATCACGCGCGCGATGGATCGTACCGATGGCGTCAATGTGCCGCTGTACCGCGCCGTCGCCTGGCAGCCAAACGAAATCAGCTTCGTGACCGTTCCGGCCGACGCTGACGCGAGCACGCGCAGCGCACCGCAAAACGGCCATCCGTGCGAATTCATCACCCGGGCGCCCGCCCAATCGTCTCAACCTTCATCGGAAGAACCTATGACCACTGCAACCACGACGGGCGCACCGAACGCCGCGCCCAACGACGCTACTCGTACCAATCCGGCTCCGGTAGCGCCGGCCCCGGCGGCCAACGATGCCGCGGCCCAAGCTGCCCAGGAAGCGGCCACGCGCGCCGCCGACATCACCGATCTGTGCGCCCGCCACAACGTCAGCAACCTGGCCGCCAACCTGATCCGTACCAACAGCACAATGGACCAGGCGCGCTCCGCAATCCTCGAAGAGCGCGCTCGCCTGGATGCCAACAGCGGCGGCAATCGCAACGTGCGCATCGAGACCGTCACCGACGAACACCAGACCCGCCTCGACGGCATTGCCGAGGCCATCATGCATCGCGTGAACTCGCGTGCCGAGCTGACCGACAACGGCCGCCAATACCGCGGCATGTCGATGCTGGAAGTGGGACGCGATCTGCTGGAAGCGTGCGGCGTCAAAACGCGCGGCATGGATCGCCTGACGCTCGCGACCAACATGCTCTCCTTCCGTTCTGGCGGCATGATGACGACCAGCGACTTCGCCAGCCTGTTCGCCAACGTTGCAAACAAGCGCCTGCGTGACGCCTATGTGGGCACGCCGGGCACGTACCAGATGTGGGCGCGTCGCGCTCCCAACGCCCCCGACTTCAAGAACATGAGCGTGATTCAGCTGTCGGGCGCGCCTGACCTGCTACAGACCAACGAGCACGGAGAATTCAAGTACGGCAGCATGTCGGACGGCGCTGAGACGTACAAGGTGATGACGTTCGGCCGCATCGTCGCTCTGTCGCGCCAGTCGATCATCAACGACGACCTGCGCGCTTTCGACCGTCTGGTGGGCGCATTCGGCGGCAGCGCCGCACGCTTGGAAAACCGCATGGTGTACAGCCAGCTCACTGCCAATGCGAACCTGAGCGACGGCTACGCGCTGTTCGAAGCGACAAATCACAAGAACCTCGCCGCCGCCGGCGCGGGCTCGGCTCTGCAATTCTCGGCATTGACGGCCGCACGCGCTGCCATGCGCACCCAAAAGGGCATGCAAGGCGAGGAGCTGAACCTGACGCCGTCGTACCTGATCGTGCCCGCTGCGCTGGAGCAGACGGCATACCAGCTGACCAGCTCGAACTACACGCCTGCCAAGCAATCGGACGTGAACGAATTCCGTACCGGCGGGCGCACGGCTCTGGAGCCGATCATCGAGCCGGTTCTCGATGCGAATAGCGCGACCGCATGGTATCTGGCCAGCGACAACAACCAGGTCGATACGGTCGAGTACTGCTACCTGGACGGAGCTGAAGGCCCGGTCATCGAAACCCAGCCGGGCTTCGAAGTGGATGGTCTGTCGTACAAATGCCGTCTCGACTTCGCTGCCAAAGCGATCGACTACCGCGGCCTGTACCGCGCCCCCGGGGCCTGATTGGCCGGCTGATAGACAACCCTCCACCAAGGAATATTGATGAAGAATTATGTGCAGTCCGGTGACCTGATCACCGTTACCGCTCCGTACGCTGTCTCCAGTGGCCAAGGCGTACTGGTCGGCTCGCTGTTCGGCGTAGCCACCTGCGATGCCGCCAGCGGTGCCAGCGTCGACATCATGCCGGAAGGCGTCTTCGACATCACGGCGCTGACGTCCGACACGGGCACGGCGGGCGCCAAGATGTACTGGGACAACACCAACAAGCGCCTGACCACGACGACGACGAGCAACGCTCTCGTCGGCGTGCTCACCCAAGCCAAGGGCGGCAGCGATACCACGGCGAGGGTTTACCTCGACGGCTGCATCCGCTGATCCCCGCCATGACGTTCGCGCTCCTCAAGGCCATGACGAACGCCAGCGTGCTCAACACGCTGGCCGATGCTCAGGTGCGCTTCGCCGGCAGCGATGTCGACGTGCCCGGCCTGTTCACTGATCCGTCCACCGTCGCAAGTCTTGGTGCTGGGGTCGATGATACGAGCCCGACCGTCACGGTGGCAACCAATGCAGTGCCGGCAGATCCTGAGGATCAGCTGGTCCAGGTCGATGGTGTCGCGTACCGCATTAATCGCGCCCGGTCGGATGGTACCGGTCTGACGACCATTACGTTGGAGCTTGCATGAGCACGCAGTTTTCCCAGATCGTCGGCGCCATCGTTGCGGCTTTGCAGTCCAGCCCTGCGGTATGCCAGAAGGTGTACCGCGCGCGGCCGGACAGTGTTCCGGAAGACCTCGACCAAGCTGTCAACGTCCAGTGGGAGCAGGGTCTTGCCGGTTTCGGCGCAATCCGCGGCGCTCCGATTGACTGGACCACGAAGATCTCCGTCGACTGCTACGCGCGCAGCCGTACCGATACGGGCGATGTCGCCGTGGATCCGCTCCTGGCTGCCGTATTCGCGCGTCTCGCCGAGGACACGACCTTGGGCGGCCTTATCGCAGATTTGAATGTCGCGGGCATCGAAGCAGAGAACTCGACCGACGCGAAGAAAACCGGGTGGGTCCGCCTCACGTACATCGCCCAACATCGAACCGACAACGGAACCTTGAACTGAAATGGAAACGATCCAGCAAGCCAACCTTCTGACCGCCGGTACGTCCGCGCGTGAAATCCCGACGCCGCCCGGCGGCGGTTCCTGGACCTTCGACGATAAATCGTGGAAGTGGGTCTCGAACGATCCAGCCCCCGAGCAGCCGGCAGATGCTGGTGATGACGTCGTGAACAAGAACATCGAACAGGAGTAACAACCATGGCACGTTATATCAAGAACACGCTGATCGTCGCCAAGCTCGAAACCACGGCTGGTACCGACGCTGCCCCGACTGGCGCGGCAAACGCGATCCTGGTCTCCGATATGAGCATCACGCCGCTCGACGCCCAGAACATCGATCGGAATGTCGTCCGCGGCTACTTCGGTGCCAGCGAACAGCTGGTCGGCCCGGCCAGCGTTAAAGTCAGCTTCACCACCGAGCTGGCCGGCTCGGGGACCGCCGCCACTGCGCCGGCCTGGGGCGTGCTGCTGCAAGCCTGCGCAGCGGCCGAAGGTCTCCTGAGCACCCCGGCACGGGTCGAGTACACGCCAGCCTCCACGAACCTCAAGACGCTGACCATCTACTACTACGACGACGGCATTCTGCACAAGCTAGTTGGCACCATGGGTAACTGCAAGTTGTCCGCCAGGGTGGGCGACCGTCCGACGCTGCAGTTCGACTTTACCGGCCTGGACGCTGGCGTCAGCGCAGCCAGCGATACCGGGACGTTCACCGGGTGGAAGAAGCCGGTTGCAATGACCAAGGCCAACGTGATCGACATCACGTTCGGAGCTTCCTACGCCACGGGCGCCCTGAGCGGTGGCACGTCGTATTCGAGCACGGGCATCGATATCGACTTCGGGAATTCGGTCAACTTTACGCCGTTGCTGAGCGCCGAGACCGTCGACATCACCGACCGTGAGTCGACCGGGTCGACCGAGCTCGACCTGACCGCAGCACAGGAAGTTTCGATGACGACTACCGTCAAGGCGAACGCTACTCAAGGTATGGGCATGACGATCGGCTCCGCAGCGGGCAACAAAATTATCCTCTTCGCCCCGGCGGTCCAGATCCTGGCACCGAAGAAGGTCGACAAGAACGGTCGTCGCCTGATTGGCTACGACCTGCGCTTCATGCCGGTGAACGGTAACGATGAATGGCGCATCGTCACGCAATAACCTGATAACCCCATTAAGAAAGCGAAACCAAAATATGGCACTGAAACTCGTTATCCGCAAAAAGCTTCGCGTCCCGGTCAAAGGCACGCTCAAGGACGAAAACGGCAAACCCGTCAATTTCGATTTCGTCCTGCTGTGCGAGCGCCTCACCCAAACCGAGATCGACGAGGCTGTCAAGAATAAGGACGAGTCCGTGAAGGAATTCGTGCAGCGGGTCACCAACGGCTGGGAAGACGTACTGGCCGAGAGTGGCGAGCCCCTCCCGTTCGACGCCGACAACTTCGCGGCAGTGCTGGAGCAGGCCGGCTTGCCCGTCGTCTGCTACCAGTCCTACCTGAAGGAAGTGGGCGCGGTCGTAAAAAACTGAAGGAGGCTGCGCGTCTTATGGCGCGCGGCCATCTGCAGATTGAATCGCCCGGTGAGCAACAGGGCGATGACGCGGTAGCAGAAGCGGCCGCGGCGTTCGGGCTCTACTGCGAAGACGAAACCGTTGTCGATGACGACGAGTTCTGGCTTTGGCCCGAAAACGAAGAAGCGTTCTGGTTGTGGTGCGCGATTCAGACGCAGTGGCAGAAGGACATGGAACGGCGTGTAGGGCTCAACTATGCAGGCGTTGAGTCATGTATGCGGATGCGCGGGATTAAAAAGAAAGATCGTCTGCAGTTCTTTGCGTTGATGCAGGCAATGGAATATGCCGCACTGGAAGTGTGGTCAGAAAAAACATAAGCGAGCGCGCAAATGGCTTTTACTCCTGGTTCGGGTGCGGTAATCAGTTTTGTCGTTGAAGGCGCGGATGCGGCACAACGACAGATCGGGGGTATCGGAGCGTCGATCAATGAATTGTCGAGCGAGGCCAAGAAGTCACTGGCGGAGCTTGCCGCATTCGCCGGCGTTGGTCTCAGCCTGGGGGCCTTGGCTGAGCAGGTGTTTAGCGCTCAGCGTGAGTTCGATAAGCTGAACGCATCGCTGGTAACGGCCACCGGGTCTACCGAAGCGGCGGCGCAGACATTCAAGTCGCTTCAGGATTTTGCATCTTCAACGCCATACAGCGTTGCTGACGCGACGGAAGCGTTCGTCAAGATGAAAAATCTTGGTCTGGACCCGTCCGAAAAGGCCTTGCGCTCGTATGGCAATACTGCCGCGGCGATGGGCAAGGATCTCAACCAGATGATCGAAGCGGTGGCTGATGCATCGACGGGAGAGTTCGAACGCCTGAAGGAATTTGGTATCACGGCGTCTCAGAACGGCAATAAGGTCGCGCTCACGTTCAAAGGAACGACGGTCAGCATCGGTAAAAACGCCGATGAGATTCAGGCGTACCTTCAAAAAATCGGTAACACGGATTTTGCCGGTGCGATGGCAATGCGCGCCGCTACGCTCGATGGGGCAATCAGTAATTTGAGCGACAAGTGGTCCGCGTTTATGCTGCGGGTATCCCAGTCTGGACTTGGCGATGCGGCCAAATTCGGCGTCGGGGTCCTTGCCGATAACTTGACGGCGCTGGCCGGCGCAGTCGCGACGGTCGCCGCGGCAAGACTCGCCTCCACGATCGACGGATGGGTCGTGGCTACTCGCAAGCAAATTGCTGAAACCGTGGCAGCTCGCGCGGCGAACATCGCCGCCGCTGAGGCTGAGGTCGCGAGCACGGCGGCAAAAGCAGCACAGCTCGGCGCGACGCAGGCGATGATCGTGGTGGCGCGCGAAGAGGCTGTTGCAAAGCTCGCGAGTGCGAATACGAATATTGCCGCTGCTCAGGCGGCTATGGCCGCGGCCGAGGCAGCGGGCGCCCAGAGCTTTGCTTTGCGCACGGTTCGTCTTGCTACGGCCGAACTGCAGGTCGCTGAAGCGCAGCGCGCCGCGATGTTGGGCGAGCTCGCCATCCTTGGCCGTCAGCAAGCGGCAGTCTCCGCCCAAGTGTCTACCGCGCTCGCTGCGCAAACAGCGGCCCAGACAGCGCTATCCGGAGCGACTGCTGCGGGTGGCATTGCGGCCAGCGCAGGGGCGCGGGCGATGGCTTTGCTCGGCGGCCCGATCGGTGCCGTCGTCACCGTCCTCGGCTTGGCCGCTACCGCGTGGACCTGGTACAAGCAGAAACAAGACGAAGCGACGTCGGAAGCGGAGCAAAAAGTCGGGAAGTCGACGGCTCAAATTATTTCCGACCTCGAAAAACAAAATGAAAAGCTCCGCGAGCGTGTCGAGTTGTCCAGGCAGACGGGGATGGGGCGCGCTGCTGCAGAGGGGGGCGAGGCTGTCGAGCGCATGGCTGAAACGCTGAAGAAGATCAATGCACTGAAAGCGCAGGGCGCAAATATTTCCGCCGGCGACGCGGTAGCACTGATCACCTATCAGGGCCTTTACGAGGAAATGAAAAGGGGTATCGAGGTCGGTAAGGAGCAGAAGGAAGTACTCGAAGCGAACAGTAAGGCGGCCGTGGACTTTCGCGAAAAACTTACTGGAGTGAGTTCATCTTACCTGGCCGATCTGTCTGCTTTCAAACAGGCGCTCGACGATGGGAAAGTCACTCAAGAGGAATACGCGAAGGCCGTCGCCAAATTGGCTACCGACACCTTCAACGGATCAGTGGCAGGACAGGATTACGCTAAAAGCTTGGACATGGCCAGCGCGGCGATCACTCGGCGCGCGGAGGTCCAGGCGCTACTGAACCAACAACAACAGGAACACATTCAGTTCCTGAAAAACAGCGGGCAGATCGACGAAGAAGCTGCGATCAAGCGGACGACTGCAGCTCAAATTGAAGCGCTCGGAATTGAGCGCAGCGCGCTTTCCCAGCAGCTCGCGCTTACCTCGCGCAAAGCAGGAAGCGAAAAGGAGCAGGTCGACCTGATTGGAAAGATCGGTGCCATTGGCACAAAGGTTAGCGGTCTCCAGAAAAAAGAAACTCAAGATCTCTTCCTGCTCGAACAACAGCGTTATCGCACTGCTGTTAACAACTCGGCCGACGTGATCGAAAAGGAAATGGACGAGCTGGCGAGCCTGAAGCAACAAACACAAGCACAGCTCGACTACAACGCACAGATCGGCCTGACCCAGAAGCAGATTGCCGCACTGACGGCGATGCGACTTGAAGAGGCCGCCGCGCGCAAGGATGCTGAAGCGATCACGGTCGAGGGACTCGACCTGACCGGCGAGAGGGCTGACCGTATTCGTGATGAGGCCAAAGCTATCCGCGAGCGTGCTGCTGCTGTGGTAGATGGCGCGGCGAAGCAGGAAATTTACGACAGGACGCTCGACCAGGTGACCGCCATGGTCGACATCATGTCGGCGCTAGACGACGCGGCACAAAGCGCGGCGCAAGGTATGGCCGATGCGTTCGGCAGCGTCGGCACGGCAATCGGTGGCTTGACCACGGCTCTTAGTGGCTACGAGCGCACACAGGCAGCTATCGCAGCGCAACTGGCGGCGGCAACGAAAGATGCCGGCGGTGATCAAACGAAAATCCAGCGCGCCAACATGATGGCTGCCGAGGCATCGGCACAAGCTCAGATCAAATCGTACGGCGACATGGCCGGGGCGGCGAAAGGCTTCTTCGATCAAAACTCAGCTGGTTACAAGGTTCTCAGCGACGTTGAGAAGGCGTACCGTGCGGCCGAGATGGCGATGGCATTGGAATCGATGGCGAAGAAGATCTTCTTCAAGGAAGCGGAGGTCGCCGCCAGCACGACGCTGAACGCAACCAAGGTGGCGGGCGAAGCGGCATCGACTGCAGCATCGGTCGGACTGGCCGGAACTGAAGCGAGCGCCTGGGGAATCACTGCGGTCGTGAAGGCAATCGCCTCGATGCCGTTTCCGCTAAACCTTGCAGCCGGGGCTGCGACATTGGCGGCCGTCGTTGGACTCGGCGTGAAGCTGGTTGGAAGCCTGGGCGGGAGCAGCGTCAGTTTGTCCCAGCAGCGTCAGCAAGAGCAGGGTGCAGGGTCTGTGCTGGGCGACAAGGACGCGAAGTCAGAGTCGATTAAAAAGTCGATCGACTTGGTCGAGAAGAATACCTACCAGGATCTTGCGATTAGCAGCAGCATGCTGGCTACGTTGCGCAGCATCGACACCAATATCAGCCGCTTCGCCGGGCAGTTGGTGCGTAGCACAGACATCACGAATCCGGACGTTGGCACGCTGAACTCTACCAACGGGCTGGGAAAATCGATCGCATCCTGGGGCGCTGGCGGCGCTATTTTCGGTTCCCTGTTAGCTAAGATTCCTGCTCTGGGCAATATCTTCGGGAAGGTGGGTACATCGATTTTCGGCGGTAAGCAAAGTGTCGAAGACTCCGGCTTCGGCATGGACGCGACCAGCCTTGCGACCATCCTGGGTAGCG